TGGGCCTTATTCCACGCCGTGGCGGCAGCCATGGCATCCGGATTGCCGTAGATCCAAGCCGGCGGAAACGGATCGCTATAATCGAGGTCGGAAAAATATGGTTTAGCGGCCATGGATCATCCTCACACGTCGATGCCTGCGCGATCGAATACGGCGTTCACTGTGATCAGCTCGACCTCGGGCGGGGCGCGCTGCGCGACCGTGACTTGCACGACTGGAGCGAGCGAGAAGCCAGTGCGCCCGATCGAAACCCACATCGTGTTGCGAACCACTGGCTCTGGCACCCCGACCTGATCCCACTTCGCGGTGTCCCACAGGCCTTGATCCCAAACATCGAATATCCCTGGATCCGGCCCTGCGTTTGGCGCTGGAGGCAGCGTCACGACATAATCGGCGCAGGCCGAGAGCTGCGGCCGGAAATATTGCCCTGGCGTCGCGAAGAACGAGGCGCGCGATTGCCGCCACGTCAGCGTCTGCCCTGGGCTCTGAAACACTTCCCAACCGCCGACCAGTGATGCGGTGTAGGGCAGCCCATTATCCATGCCGCTGCGATCGGCGAGCATGATCTTGCCGTCTTGGGTGCCGAAATACAGATCATCGCCCATCTTGATAAAGCATGTTGCGTCATAGCCGACAAAACGGCACCAGGCGCCAGTCGCCGCATTCATGACGGCACAATATCCTGGGGTCGAGCCTGGCCACGTGACAACGACGCCATCGTATTTTTCCCAATGGCACATCGTCCAAGCCCACGACCGCTTCGCCACCACTTCGTCGCGCCACATCATCTTGATCGATTTAGTGATCGCGGCGAGCTCCATCTGCTCGTAAGTCTTATTGATGCACGCAGACACAGGAATGATGCCGGCCATGGTCGCGATCAGGACATCGCCGCCGAGCGGCATGTAGGCGTTCATGCCCATCGGCGGCGAGATGCGATATCTGCCCTCCTGCCTCCAGTTGGCAGCGGCGGACGGATCAGAGCCGCTGAAGACGAGAACCTCTCCGAGGTTAGTGACGAATATCAGCTTGTCATCCGGCCCGTCGCCGCCGTCGATGCTCCACACCGTACAAAACATCAGCTTGCCGCCGAGGCTCGCCGCACCGGATAGCGGGATTATGCTTAGTGAGCCGCCGACAGCGTTAACGGGGAGGTACCACGCATTCATTGAGTCCTGCTCAATGAAGAAGTAGCGATTGCGATATTTGCAGACGTGGCTGAGGTTTTTGCCAAACTCGACATTTGAGCCTGTCGGACCCGAGATCAAAGCCGCCCCGTCGACCGGAACGTCCGCCACCCAATAGCTCGGGTTCGCGGCGCGATCGGCGGCGAAAGTGCCGGACATGGCGGCGACATGCGAGACTGCGCATTTCCACGCCGAGCTATCAGCCGGATCTGTTGCCCTGTCGTTGATGAGGTAGATGTTGCCGTTGACCCAATTGGGCGGCAGCGTGGAATCGAGCGAGACCCAATTGGTGCCGTCAAAGCGCAGCGGGGCATCGCCGCCCTCGTTGACCGCAATACCCCAATCTCCGCCTTGATTGGACAACTGCGAAAAACAGTAATTGCCGGAACTATGGCCTCGCCGGACCAAGATCGGATCGCCATCGGTCACGGAATAAGTGACATCGACTAGCTTGTCCTTATCGGCCGCGAACATTTTCTGATTGAACGCGCTTTCATAGGAAAACGCCGAAATGATCGGAGACCGCTCGGAAGGCGTTGCGCTGGTGTGATCCCATAGCGCCTTGTCCCAGAAAGCGGTGTCCCATAGCGCCTCATACTTCTCCAACGCGTGCAGATCGCTGTGCAGGACGCAGCCGCTGCGCAATGCCACCCCGCGCAGCGTCGGGCGCCAGTTATCGAGCACGACCGCGCCCCCTGGCTGCATGTAGGCGTAATTCTCATCAAGGACGAGCCCGCGGGTCGGCGCGGGAAACGACATCGTCTCCTGCTTCTGCGCCGCCTGGGGCTGGACAGCTACGCGGCGGAATGCTTGATACTGGCTCATGGCGTCGGCACTGGCCCAAACGGATAAGCAATCTTGGTCGCGCTCGAGACCGTCTGCCGGCCGATATAGATCGGCCCAGGACTGTCTGAGCCCATTGCGACGGCCATCGCATCAGAGTAAGTGCCGAGCTCTTCGTTGTAGGCAGCGCCCTTCTGCGATTTCCACTGCCAGATCATGCCGAGCTTCAGCAGCCTCTCATCGAGGCGAAAGCCATCGCTGTCGCTCTGGAAGCTATCGCCAAAGCCGCCGCTGTTGAGATCGATGCAGTTTTTATCGAGGTAGCCGTAGGTCGCAGTCTGGCCTGTCGCGAGCACCGGCGCGATGACGATATTGCCGCCATAGATCGTCCATTCGCCGTAACCGCTATAGATGTTAAGTTGCCTGCGGTTATTCCAGTCGTCAAAATCGACGATGAACCGCATCGGCGTCAGCGCGGAGGTCGACCGCCACAGATTTGTGGTCAGCAGCATCCGCTTGAAATTGACGGGCAGCGGAAACGCAGTCGTCGTGCCATCACCGACCAGCGTTCCCACGTTTCGAAATAGCGTCCACTCGCGGTTGTCGTAGGCAATGCGCTGCGCCATCTCATTGGCGAGGTCGAGCATCTCCTGCATCGTCCTGTTAGCAATGATGTTGCTGAACACGGATGTCGGCTGCTCGACGCCGACGACCGAGCACACTGCCTTGACGACCGCGAGAAGTGTCACGCGAGGTCTCCCGCTTTCACGTCGGTGGCGAGCCTGAGCAGCGTCTTGCGCGAGAGGTTGCCCTGCGGGGCGTGGCCGGTACAGGCGGTGATGTACTCGGCGAGCTGCTCGGCGGTCATGTCTTCGAAGTTTTCAGACTCGGCCTGCTTCTTGGCTTTCAGGATCAAAATATCTTCCTCGAGGATCGCATTACGCGCGGCCAACGCGTCGACCTGCGCTTGTAGCTGCATGTCCGGTGCCCGCCTCAGGGCTTCCTCCATGTAGGCCTCGGCTTGGTTCTTGAGCTCCCTGCCGTGGATGCCGAGGTTCTTCAGTTCGTTGCCCTCGATGCCGGCCAGCGTCTCGAGTGTATAGACGTTGAGAGCGCGGAGTTCGGCGCGCTTGGCCTCGGTCAAGAACGGCACATGGTCGAGCGGCGTGCCTGATTTGGTTTGCGTCTCGTCGCGCTTGAATTGCTGGAATTGGTGGCGAAAGCGCTCGGCGTAGGAGATCTGGTACTGCTTGCCGTTCTCGTCCTGCAGCCATCCGGTGGACATCGCCGTGGCGGGGAAGTGCTTGACCTCCTTGCTGCCAGGGCTGCGGACTTCGCAGATCGGGACATCGTCGAAGATCGCACGACCCTGTTCCAATGTCTTTTGTTCGTTCTCCATCGCGATCGTCTTGAAAACGACCACGAGCATTTCATCCGGATCCTGTCTCGGCATTTCGTGTCTCCTGTAATGTCCTAAAAGTTTAGCTGGCGGCCCCAGGGGTGGGACGGTGGTGGGGAGGCCGCCAGCGTTCGCCCTGCGGTTGGATTAGGCCGCGGGGTTAGTCTTCGTTTGATTCTCGACTTGAAAACTTCAGCGCTCGTTCCGCAGCTTTGCGCGCCGATATTGCCGCTTCTTTGGTGTCAAACAAACCAAGATTTTGCCGTTTGCGGCCAAGGCTGATTTGCGCCTGCCATTTCTTGCGCGCGGTATTCCAAAACACACCAATCACGCCGCTCTTGTTATTGATCGGGACACCGCGATTGGAACTGCTTAGGCTTGGCGTTACTTCGCGAAGGTTAACCAAGCGATTATCGGTCTTTACTCCGTTGATGTGGTCGAGCGTTTCAGGAATACGGCCCGTCACCATTTCCCAAATGGCCCGATGCGCCAGCAAGTAGCGATCGCCAACGCGCCCGTGAAAGTAGCCCCAATTGTTCAACACCGCTAACGCTTCGGTATTGGCGTAACGCGTATTCCAAGTGTTGCACGCCCGCTCCGCGCTATAGATCCGCTTTCCACTGTGCCGCTCGGGATTAAACGCAAACATTGTAATCGGCCGCTCTTTCCAGAACAATTTTCCGGTCTCTGAGTCGTAGCGCAGCAAATCGTTCAGTTTCGTCATTCGGTCCTCCCTCTGTTTTAGGAGGGAGGACTATACGCTCTATAACCTACCCTGTAGAGTAGGTGTTGACACTGTTATGCCGCTGGATTACTATCATACATGCGCCAATTGAAGAGCGGGTTAGTCATAGTCAATTCGCCCATCCAACCAATGAACTGAGCCACAGCGTCCTTATCTATTGGCATCTGGCCATCTGCATCGAAAATCCGATCGAAGTTTCTCTGCGGGTGATAGCGCAGTCTGAACGTATCGGTGTTGAGGCCAAAGGTCGTGTTCGCGGGACAGTTGCTGCCGATGCCGCCGTCAAGCACGATCTCCGCCCGCTTGCCGCCGCCGATATATTCGAGCGCCGAGAAGCCGAGCTGGCCGAGGCTCGTCTCGTTCTGTTGCCGCTGGATTGCGATCGTGGCTGCATCATAAGCCGCGTAATGCTCTGGGCTCATGATCAAGAGATCCGCGTAATCCTTGCCGCGAGACTGCCGCGTCATGGCGTAGTTGAGCATCGGCCGGATCGTGGTCGAGGTTACCTGAGTGCCAATACCGCTCAGCGAGACGCTGCCGGCCGAGCCGCTCGCGTCGAACGTCGTCGTTCGCCAGATCGTCGCCGAGCCGCGATCGATGCCGCCGTAGGTGCCGGAGTTGGTGACGATCGGGACGGCCGTGGCTAAACCGGTGATCTGCTTGTTGCCGTTGGCAGTCCCATCCGAATATATTCCTGCATCCATCGCATCGCTGAGCGCTTTCTCGGCTGCGGTGATGTAGGTCTCGTAAACATCCTCGAGCTGCGCTTGGCCCTCATTGTTGAGGATCTCCTGCATGCTTAGGATGATCGGAATCACGACCATCTTGGGATCATAGACTGCGTCGTTGATGATATCCAACGCAGGGTTGAGCAGCTGATCGTATCCGGAATACCACTGCGCGGAAGATTTTCCGATCTGCAGGCTCTGCCGGATCCGCGGCCCTGAGTAGGAATGCCAGAGGCCTTTCCGCTTGGTCGTGGCCAGCAAGATATTGTTGTTGGACACGAGATCCTCATAACCTTGCGAGCGATCCTCGAGCGCCATGCTCAGAATCTGCTGGTAGTTCGCATTGCTGGTGATATTAGGCATTTACGTTCTCCATTGGGGTTTCAGGCGCGACCCTGCATTCTGCTGATCGCATTTCTCACGGCATCTCGCGGCGACGCCGACGGCTTGCCACGGCGCGTCGCACCGTTGCTGGAGCCAGGGGAGCCGGAGATGGATCTGTCAGTTGCGGGTCGGGTCTGAGCCGATGGGTTGCGGGTCTGAGCCGCTTGGGTGCTCGGGCGAAGCAGGTTCGCTCGGCGGTATGCGGTGTCAAGATCGTAGCCATGCTTGATTTCCTGTTCGATCAGGTCACCGAGTTCATCTAGCCGCGGATGGCTGTTGGCGTAGTAGTCGACTGCGCTCCGCGTATAGTGAAATTGCTGCTGTGCTTGCGCCTCTAGCCAGCTTTGCTTGAGCTGCGCGATCTCCTGCTTCGCATTCGCAATCTGCTGTGCAGTGGCAATCTGCGCATTGTCCTGCTGGATCTGGTTATACTGCTCCGGCGTCATCGATGCGATGTAGAAGGCGATGTCGCGCAGCCCGATGCGCTGGCCATCCGACGTTTGCAGGCCGAGGTTGTTGACGACCGTGTCGAGGCCGGCGAGCGGATTCTTGCGGATCTTGTCCTCGAGCGCGACGTAGCTCGAGAGCGCCTTGACCATGGTGGTGCCGCAATCCTTCGCGAGCTTCTGGAACGGACGCAGGGTCTGCATCTCGTCGAAATCGGCCTTGTAGATTTTGTACGCTCGGCCGAATTCGTCATACATCCGATGCACTTCGGCGCGGACGCTTTCCGGCGCATGCTGCCAGTCGTGCTTGGAGTGATTGGCAAACCGGTTGGGTGGCTCGCGATAGGGCGCCTGCGGGTGCAGCTTTGAGTGCTCTGGCCGGTAGGTTTGGAGCTGTCCTGGCGTTCCTGGCTGGCGCTGCGATTGCTGCCTGGGATCTGGACTCAGGACTTCCTGTTGTCCCTGTTGCCTTGGCGCGAAGTGGCCATGCTCGGCGCGCTCGCGCGGGGGTGGCCCCTTCGGGACGGGGGCGTCGCCCTTGGGCCGCTTGCGCAAATCGAACTTCTGGTCCTCCGGCGGCTGGTTGTGCCCCATGCGGGCTTCCGCAGCCTTTGGAGCGGGCCTTTGATCGTGCCGGTCATTCCTGTCCTTCTGGCCTTGGCCCTTGTCAAAGGCCTTCTGAATGGCTTCGCGGCGGGTCGGAGTGTCCGGCGCTTGCGAGCCGACCGGATTGGGGGCGCTGGTCTGATCGACCTGAATCGGGACTTCGGCAGGCGCGGGGGCGCCGCCGCTGGGCGCGGCAACGGCAACGTCAGACATGTGGGGTGTGCTCCTTACCGGCGGTGGCCGGACTTAACCTGTTCGAAGGCGCGCTGGATGGTCTCGCGGCGCTTCACCTTGAATTCGGGCGTGTCGTAAGTCTTGACCCGCGGCTTTTGCTTTTCGGTGCCGACCTCGATCAGGCCGAGGCTACGGCCAACCGCCCTGAATTTGGCCTTGCTGGTGTAAAACTTGCCATCAACCTGTTCGGTCGGGTCTATGGTGTCGCTGATGACGTAGGGCAGCGGCAGATCAGAGCGGGCAATCTCGCGGGGTGGTCGCTTGACGCGCCACTTCCCTGGCTCGACCTCGATCAGCTCGATCATGAGCAGGCCACCACAACCATGGTATCGGTCGGCGAGGTCTGTCCGGCCCACGTCATCGTGTGGGTGCGTGAGCCGGTGTTAGTATCGTGACCGGCGGACAGGTACATCGACGCCGCGATCAGGGTTGCGCCGAGATCCTGGGTATAGTTGGTCGGCGTCGGTCCCGTCGCGGTGCCGGTGCCGATCTGCGATCCCGAGACAAAGGCGCAGCCACCGCCCGGCACCGTCACCGTCGTCGATGGCGCCTGATTGATCGCGGTCTGGTTGATCGCGACCGCCGCGCCGGACGGCGTCGTGCCGCTCGATCCGATCACACTTTGCACGCTGACACCGGCCCGCAGCATCGCCGCGCTGAACGTCGCGGTCAGGTTGATCGACGTGGTGCCGAGCGGGAATGTCACGTAGTAGGACTTTTGCAGCGACAGGTTACCGGCATTGGTGTTGCGGGCCTCACCGCCGGTAATGACGTTGGCGGTGCCGACGCTCGGCGTCAGCGTGTTGAGCGTGGCCGAGGTGCCAGCGACGCGGCCGAAGACATTGACCACTGCGGCAGTCGCCGTCGCATCGACCGCAAGGGCGCTGAAGGTATATGTCGAAAGACTGCTGGCACTGACCGCGCTGGAGACAGAACCAGCCGTCACGGTCGAGCCGCTGGTCGTGAACGACGCAGAAGCGACAGCAGAAGAGTAGCCGTAGCGATTGGCATGGGTGAAATAGGCAAAATAGGTGACGCCCGTCGATAAACCGCTGACATTGGCACTCTGTGCACCTGTGACTGAGACCGCCTGATTGCCCGAGGCCTTGGCCGCTGCTCCGGTGCTGTCGTTGCCAGCCTGGATCTGCGCCACGGTCGGCGGCGTCGATGATGTGGAAACAACCCAGTAAAGGGTACCGTTTGCGGTATCGGTCGTCACCGAGACGGTGGCCGAGTTGCCGGTCACACTTGACGAGCCAGCGCCGGAAAGCACCGGCCCCACTGGCGGGACGACATTCACGGTGCGCTTCGGCCCCGTGGTCGGGAAGCCGGAGGCATCGGTGCCCTCGATGTAGAAATTGAGGCTCTGGCCGCTATAGCTCGCGAGCGAGCCGACCGTGACGATGTTGCTGCCGGACATCGCCAGGATGCCACCAAACGTATTGTCGTAGGGCTTGATCACGTAGGTGGCGGCGCCGGTCGCGGTGCCGATCACCGTGCCTGGGCTAGAGGCCGGATCGACGTTGCAATCCAGGCCGAAACCGTGGCCGCCGCTCCACACCGGCAGGATCACCAGCGGATTCGGCGGAATGACATCGGTCGGGTCGGAAAACTGCTTGTAGACCGAAATATCCTGCACCGTGAACGAGAGCTGTCCGACCACCGGTGGATCGACATTGAGCGGCGTAGAGGCGGCCACCGTCATCGAGTTGTTGAGGTTGTAGGTGCCGGTGCCCCCGGCGCCGGTGCCGAACGAGGTGATGGTGGTACCTCCAGTCACGCCCGCGCCCGACAAGGTCTGGCCCACCGCGATGCGGGTCGAACTGTCGATCGACGACACCGTGAGCACGCTGCCGGTCACCGATCCGGTAAAATTGCCGGGGTAGCGCTCGTAGGAGAAGCCGATCGCGTAGTTGATCAGCAGATGGTGCCAGTCCGTCACCGTGCCGTCGAACGCAAAGGCCGACATCGGCACCTTCGCGGTCTCGATCCCGTTGCAGTAGAAATAGGTGAAATCAGCCTGCGCGACCGCCGAGAACTCGACCAAGCCGGTCGAGGGATTGAGGCTGGCGCCCATGTCGAACCGCGCGCTGCCGCCCGCAAGCCCGTCCGCCGAGGTGTTATAGATATGTGTGGTCTGAGCCGCGATGCGGACGTTCTGCTGGATGCCGAACAGCTCCGTGAGATCGCGCTCGGAGTGCTGAAGATCTGCGGTGATTGTGCACGAATTGACGTTGGCTGGCTGCACTTGGTTCAGATTGTAGGTGCCGGTGCCGTCAGAGTTCACAGCGCCAAGAGACGCAATGTAAGTGCTTGGACTGGATGTCTTGATCGAGTTGGTGCCGTCGCTGCCGCTGATCCGCATCCCGACCTGCAGCCGGTTCGGCCAGTACGCCGGTTTCGACTGGATCGCCGTGATCGTGAGAACACTGCCCGCAGCCGATCCAGTCAGCTTGTAATCGCCGTTATATTTGTCGTTCAGCGTCCACAGCAGTGCGGGAAATGCCGTCGGGCCGCCATACTGGTCATACTTGCCGTTGACCTTGACCATGAACGGCAGCTTGAACTTGGCACTCTGCGTCGTGCCCAGCATCGAGGCCACGAACGGCTTCTTGTTTCCTTGACTCGTCACGACGACAGGCAGCGAGGCACGGACCAGCGGGAACTGGTCGCCGCCCTTCATGACCAGACCGGCGTCGGTGATATCGACCATGCCGAAAGTCGGAAATGTCGGCTCGATCGCCTGCCAGTTGTAGGCGGGCTGCATCTTGATGAAATAGCCATAGCCGAAATCGGCATCGGCGTGGTCCGAAGTCATGTAGTCGAGCGGATTGAACGCCCAGATGCCCCTGGCGCTGGGATCGTTGAGCCCTGCCGCGTTGCCCTGGTAGTAGCCGGTCCGGAACGAAATGCCCTTGCGGAAATCGTTATAGAATACGCGCGTGGCGTATTTCGCGGGCACGCTGGAGGTCGCCGTGGCCTCAACGGTCGGCGGCGTGCTCTTGTAGGGGCTGCCAGCCACCAGGATCGAGGACAGGCCGTGCTCGATGGCGAGCTGGCCGAACACCTTGTCCAGCTCGATGGTCGTCAGCGTCCCGCTGATGATGAGGAAGCGCTGGATCACGCCCTTCCAGGGCTGGGTGTCGTCGATGCGACAGCCAAACCTGAATTTTGACAGACTGGTGGTCGGAATGTTGCCGACTGCGGTATACGGGGACTGGAAGGCGGGCGTGTCGGTGGCGCCGTCGATCGACGTATTTGAGACGCCCGAGACTTGAAAATCCGCAGCAAAGATATGATCGACGCCGGACCACGACGTGGTCGTGGAATTGTCGACAGACCACAGGTTGGACGCCACGACGTCGGTGGCCATCTTGCTCTGGAAGCGGCTGTCGCCCGAAACCGATCCGCCGCCATAGCCGCCGATGGAGGCCGCGCTTCCCGCAATCGTGGCATCGCAGAACGCCACGGTGATCATGGTGACGGCCGCAGCCCCGAGCCCTCCTGGCAGGCCCGTGGTCGCGCCACCCATGCGCTCGATTACGTTGCCGGTGAACACGAACCCTGGCTTACCGTTGCGCGCCGTTGCCGAATAGGTTGCAAATCCCGATGATAGCGGTGTCAGCGCGTTGCCTCCGCCCTTCGACGTGATCTGCGTGACATTGCTGCCGGACAGCGTGATGCTGGTCGCATCGTTGGCATTGTAGTCGCGCAGCACGCGCGCACCGAAATAGGTCGTCAGATCGAATGGCGTGCCAGCAGCGGCGCCGATCCCGTAAACCACCGGCATGCCGATCTGCGCCTTGGTGACGGCCGTGCCGAACCCGTTGATCGCCTCGTCAACCGGCGTGCCAACGCCATTCGCCGTATTGTCAACAACGGGGAGGCCGCCGCTGGCAACGGTGACGACGGGGAGGCTCATTCATTTCTTCCGGTGCTTGGGCGCGAGCGGCTTGCGCCCGTGATGGCTGTGCGTCGGCTTGAAGTCACCCTCGTCCTCGGCCTCCTCGAGTTCTTCTTCGAGGTCGTCAGGATCGGCCGCATGGACAGTGTGCTTCTTCTCTTCTGTCGCTGCCTCCGTGAACACGAAATCCACCGGATCAGATTCAACCGGCCCATTCCTGACCGAGCACTGCACTGTTGCCGGTTCCGTCCATAGCGACGGCTTGACGCCGGTTGAGAGCGTGTCCGGTTCGTTGAACACCGTCGGCTCATCATGGCCGGCGAAGTGGATCACGCTCTCTGCCGAGAAGCCGGTTCCGGTCACGTCCAGGGTGAAGTCAGGGTCGCCAATCGCGCAGCTGCTCGGTTCGAGCGCCGTGATGACCGGCTCGTCCGGCAACTTCGGCGGCTCGTTGATGCTTGGCGGCGAGAAGTTTTGCCGGCTCTTCCCGGGCTCGTTGATGCTTTCGAACTTGTCCATCGGACCCTCACGAATAGGTCAGGGTTTGGGCCGCCGTGCCCACGACGCCGCCGGTCACGACCGTGATGCTGGAGGCGCCCGCGCTGGTGCGCTTGGTCACCGGAGCCGTGAGCGAGGTCGAGGATACGTAGGTGGTCGGCATCTTGATACCGTCGCGGTAGATCACCGATTGC